TCACTCGGAGTTATGAGCGGAGGAGTAGTAAAAGCAATGGAAACATTTGCTGGTACTAATCCAAAAGCTATTACAATTGCATCAGGCGCATCTGGAATAGGATTATATGCAGATTTATCTGCAGCGACAGCAGCAACAATTAATCAATTACGACAATCTTTTCAGATTCAAAAATTACTTGAGAGGGATGCCCGTGGTGGTACTCGTTACACTGAAATTATCCGTTCGCATTTTGGAGTTGTCAGTCCTGATGCTCGTTTGCAGCGCCCTGAATATCTTGGTGGTGGTAGCACTCCCGTATCTATTAATCCCGTTGCCCAAACTAGCGCCACAGGGCTTGCTGAGGATACTAGTCCGCAAGGCAATTTGGCCGCTTTTGGCACGGCTCTCGCGTACAATCACGGATTTACGTACAATGCTACTGAGCACGGGGTGCTTTTAGGTCTAGTGTCGGTTCGTGCTGATTTGACCTATCAGCAGGGCCTTCCGCGTATGTGGTCAAGGTCTACACGTTATGATTTTTATTTTCCTGCTTTTGCTACACTTGGTGAGCAGGCAGTGCTTAATAAGGAAATTTATTGCACTGGTACAGCGGATGATGACGATGTGTTTGGCTATCAGGAGCGCTGGGCAGAGTATCGTTATAAGCCCAGCCAGATCACTGGTTATTTTCGTTCAACGGCAGCGGGTACTTTGGATGCTTGGCATTTGGCCCAAGAATTTGGGACTCTGCCTGCATTGAACGATGAGTTTATTGAAGACACACCGCCAGTTGAGCGTGTTGTCGCTATTGGAGAAGCAGCAAACGGTAAACAGTTTCTGTTTGATGCGTTTTTTAATATAAGACAGGCACGGCCAATGCCGTTGTATTCAGTGCCTGGTTTGATTGATCATTTCTAAAGGATAGTTATGGCTGCTTGGATGTTACCCGCCGCTATAGGCGGGGCAGCTCTTTTAGGATATAAAGGAGCGCAAGAAACTAATGCTGCGTCGGCTCAAGCCGCCAACGCGCAGATTGAGTTTCAGCGCGAGATGTCTAATACTGCCTTTCAGCGGCAAGTTGCGGATTTAAAGGCCGCTGGTATTAACCCTATGATGGCTACGCATCTTGGTGGCAGTTCTACTCCACAAGGTGCTATGCCTATGTTTGTAAACCCTGGCGCGGCTGCGGCCAGCGCGGGTGGTGCATTTGGTGGTGCGTTGTCTTCAGCTGCTCAGGCAGAGAAGACAGGTATTGAGTCTGGAATACTTGGACAGACGGGTCTTGCCCAGGCTAGGGCTAACCTGGAGAAGACAGTTGCTGATATTGGGTTTACTGCACAGCAGACTGCTAAGGTTGTTAAAGACACGGAGTTGGTAGCAGAACAGATTGCTACTGAAAAGGAAAAGCCTGCCCAAGTGCGGGCTATGGTGGCTAATTTAGAGGCCACTACTAAGACAGAGGCTTTTAAGCAGTTAAATTTGGAGCAGCAGACTAGGTTGCTGAGTGCCCAGACGCGGATGTATATGGCTAAGGCTCAGCTTGACGAGAATCAGGTCAGAGCTGAGATGAATACTGAAAACATGCGTAGGCATGTTGAACAGTTGGGGCCCGTTGGTAGGTTTATTAGCGGAGCGGTTAATGTTGGTAAAACACTGTTAGGAAGATGATGCGTGTTAAGAATCCTATTACCTATGATAGGGATCAGAATAGTGCTGATTCCCGTCTTATATTTACTCGTCCTAGTAGGACTAAGCAGTCATTTCGGGATGAGTGCGATATTAATAATATTTTGCGCCAGTTTAATGTTACTGGCGAGTTACCTTCTGGTAGCGTTCAGCCTCAATATGGTGATTTTAGCGGGATTACTGATTATCAGTCTGCCCTTAATGCTGTGATGGCGGCTCAAGACTCCTTCCTACAGCTGCCAGCTAAGGTAAGGGCAAAGTTTGATAATGATCCCGCTCTTTTTGTTGAATTTGCCTCAGATGAGGCTAATAGGGATGAGATGAAGGCATTGGGCCTTCTCCATGAAGAGACCGCTCAGGCGGTCGTTACGTCACCTAGCGAGCCCGTACCGGGCGAGCCTGCACAGTGATCTACTTGATGTAACTGTGCTAGGTGACACCAAAAGGAGATAAAGATGATGCGTCGCAGACCAATGAATAAATATAAAGCCGCTAAGAAGTTCCGTAGGGGTTCTATGCGGACGAAGTCCGCTAATATGCGTAGTAACCCTATGCGCGGCGGATGGCGACTGTAACGTGCCCTGTTTCCACCCGTTATCGGCGTGGAAAACGGCAGCAGGGGACGTTGTTTTCTATGAGAGCGCCAGGCACGATATTGTGCGCAGCCTCACGCTGCCATGCGGTCAGTGCGTAGGATGTCGGCTTGAGCGTTCTCGCCAGTGGGCGATTAGGTGTTTGCATGAGGCAAGTAGGTATACAAATAATTGTTTTATTACGTTGACGTATAACGATGAGAACTTGCCGGTAGACCAGAGTTTGCATTATGATCATTTTCAGAAGTTCATGAAGCGCCTTCGTAAGGCGCATAGAGGCATTGACCCCGTAGAGGGTCAGTATCCGATTCGATTTTATATGGCAGGAGAATATGGCGAAAATTTTGGCAGACCTCACTTCCATGCCTGCGTTTTCAACTTCGATTTTTCGGATAAGAAACTTTGGAAGCGGACGGATGTTGGCAGTCGAATTTTTAGATCCGAACAGCTTGAAAAGCTGTGGCCTTTTGGTTATTCCTCCCTCGGAGAGGTCAACTTTCAATCGGCTGCGTACGTTGCCCGTTACATTATGAAAAAGATTAACGGTAGGCAACAGGCCGAGCATTACGAATGGGTTGACCCAGACACTGGGGAGGTTTCGCAGCGTAGACCAGAGTTTAATAAGATGAGTTTGAAGCCAGGCATAGGTTATGACTGGTATAAGGAGTTTAAGGATGACGTTTATCCACATGATTTTGTTGTGGTTAACGGCAGAAAGGTTCGGCCACCTCGCTTTTACGATAAAAAGTATAAGGCCGAAGACCCTATCAGTTTTGAATGGATAGAGTTTGAGCGAGAAAAGAGAGCTCGAGACAAGTATGAGGATAATACTGTTGAGAGATTGGCAGCAAAGGAAAAAGTGGCGAAAGCCAGGCTTTCCTTGCTTAAACGCAGTTTGACGTGAGGAACTATTATGAAGATGTTAGTATGTACTATCAGAGATAGGGCGGCAGAGTGTTATGGTCGCCCGTTTTTTTTACCTGCTACTGGAGTTGCTATTCGTAGTTTTCAGGATGAAGTTAATCGTAATGCGCCAGATAATCAGATGTTTGCGCATCCCGACGATTTCGATTTATACGAATTGGGCATTTTTGATGATTTTGATGGTAAATTTGCTTTACATGAGACTCCGAAGCTGTTAGCGTTAGGTAAGCAGGTTAAGAGTCGTAGTTAAATATAAGGGGGGTGATCTGTAAAGATCGCCCCGCAATTAGGAGATAACGATGATGCATCGTAATAAGTCTGTAAATGTCCATCAGTTTGCTATGATTCCTCGAGCTGATATTCCTCGGTCTAAGTTTGATTCACAGAAGTCGTATAAGACGACGTTTGATTCGGGATATCTTGTTCCCGTATATGTGGATGAAGTTCTTCCTGGAGATACGATTAATTTACAGATGACGGCGTTTGCTCGATTGGCAACGCCATTGTTTCCAATTATGGATAACATGCATCTTGATTCGTTTTTCTTTTTTGTTCCAAACCGTTTGGTTTGGGAGAACTGGCAAAAGTTTATGGGTGAAAGGTACCCAGATCCTGACAGTTCGATTGATTATACAGTGCCCATTACTACTAGCCCGGCGGGTGGTTATGCAGTGAATTCACTGCAGGATTATATGGGGCTGCCCACGGCAGGCCAGATGACTGCTCCAAATGTTATTTCGCATTGTGCGTTTTGGACGCGTGCTTACAATTTGATTTGGAATGAGTGGTTTAGAGATCAGAATTTACAAGATTCTGCAGTTGTTGATATTGATGACGGTCCGGATAGTTCGGCCGATTATTTTTTACGTCGTCGCGGTAAGCGACATGATTATTTCACTAGTGCTTTGCCATGGCCACAAAAAGGTGATGCCGTTACACTTCCTTTAGGATCAACAGCACCTGTAGCATGGAATGGTAACGCCGGAGTAAATTCACTCGGAGTTATGAGCGGAGGAGTAGTAAAAGCAATGGAAACATTTGCTGGTACTAATCCAAAAGCTATTACAATTGCATCAGGCGCATCTGGAATAGGATTATATGCAGATTTATCTGCA